TATGTCCTGGATGGCATGGAGCAGATAGGAGGAATTCTTGATGAAATACAATCCACATAGTTATCAGACCTTTGCCACACAGTACATTGAAAATCATAAGGTGTCGGCAGTCCTGCTTGATATGGGTCTGGGAAAAACAAGTATCACGCTGACTGCAGTTAATGACCTGCTTTTTGACAGCTTTGATGTACATAAGGTTCTGGTAATCGCACCACTTCGTGTGGCAAGGAATACATGGAGTGCTGAAATTGATAAGTGGGAGCATCTGTCCGACCTTATTTATGCGGTTGCTGTCGGAACGGAAAAAGAAAGGCTTTCTGCCTTAACATCGCAGGCGGATATTTATATTATCAATCGTGAAAATGTACAGTGGCTTGTGGAGTCAAGCGGTATTCCCTTTGATTATGACATGGTTGTTGTGGATGAACTTTCCTCTTTCAAGAACCACCAGTCAAAACGTTTCAAGGCACTTATGAAAGTAAGACCGTCCGTACAGAGGATAGTTGGTCTAACGGGAACACCAAGCAGTAACGGACTTATGGATTTGTTTGCAGAATTTAAACTGCTTGATATGGGAGAACGGCTCGGAAGGTTTATCGGTCAGTTCAGAACAGCATACTTTAAACCGGACAGAATGAACGGACCAGTCGTGTATTCATATAAACCTCTTCCCGGTGCAGAGGAGCGTATTTATCAGAAAATTTCTGATATTACCATTTCCATGAAAGCTGCCGATCATTTGAAAATGCCGGAGTTGGTATCTTCCGAATATGCCGTTTATCTGTCGGATGAAGAAAAAGAACGCTATGAGGAAATGAAACGGGATCTGGTACTGTCACTGACGGATGGCGAAATAACGGCGGCAAATGCAGCATCTCTTTCCGGAAAATTGACCCAGATGGCAAACGGAGCGGTTTATTCCGATGATGAAGAAATTATAGAAATCCATAACCGTAAGCTGGATGCACTGGAAGACATTATTGAGGCAGCAAACGGCAAACCGATACTTGTAGCATATTGGTATCAGCACGATTATGACAGAATCGTAAAAAGGCTTACGAAAATCGGCATTGATTTTCAGAAACTTGATACCGATGCCAGCATCAGGAAGTGGAATGAAGGAAATCTGCCTGTGGCACTGATACATCCTGCCTCTGCAGGACATGGCCTTAATTTACAAAGCGGTGGTTCCACCCTTGTGTGGTTTGGACTTACATGGTCATTGGAACTGTATCAGCAGACCGTTGCAAGACTCTGGAGACAGGGTCAGACCTCAAATACCGTTTCGGTACTTCACCTGACTGCCAGGGGTACCATTGATGAAAGGATTATGAGGGCGTTATCCTTAAAGGAGAATACGCAGACCGCTTTAATCGAGGCGGTCAAAGCAGACATGACAATCCGTGGGAATAAAATACCGGAGGTGTCAAAATGACAGCAAAAGAATATTTAGGACAGGCCCGTTTTTTAGATATGCGTATTAATTCTAAGATTCAGCAGGTTGCATCATTGAATGAACTGGCTACAAAGTGTACTGCTACAATATCCGATATGCCGGGGAATCCCAACCATGGAGGTTCCCGTATGGCAGATGCCGTAATCAAGATTATTGACTTGCAGGAAGAAATCAACCGTGATATTGATAAACTTGTGGAACTGAAACGGGAAATTATGGAGGTTATCAGGGCAGTTCCAAATGTGGAATATCAGACGGTTCTTGAGAAAAGGTATCTGTGCTTTAGTGCATGGGAGCAGATAGCCGTGGACATGAACTATAGCATTCAGCACATCCACCGTATGCACTCTGCAGCTTTGAATGAAATCACCGTCCCCCATGATGATGAGAGTTAATGTGATAGAATGAGAGTCCCCTGCTGTGATATGATTATAATGCGAAAAGAATAATAAACGGGCAACCGTAACAAGCCTTTGTGGGTGTGATACCTGCAAGGGCTTTTCTTATGCAAAAAGGGAGGTGGGCTAATGCCGAGAAAAGCAAAACACCCGTGCCATCACCCAGGCTGTCCAAGACTGACAGAAGGAAGGTTCTGTGAGGAACACCAAAAGGAAGAGAACAGACGTTACGAGAAGTACCAGCGTGACCCAAACACGAGGAAGCGATATGGCAGAGCGTGGAAACGCATCCGTGACAGCTATGTTAAGACGCATCCCTTCTGTGAATTGTGCTACGAGAAGGGAGTGCTTACTGAGGTGGAGGAAGTTCATCACAAGATTCCATTGTCAGAAGGTGGTACGCATGACAGGGACAACCTTATATCTTTGTGCAAGTCCTGCCATGCAAGGATTCATGCAGAAAGAGGTGACCGCTGGCACGGAAGAAAGAGTGATTCTTATGAGTGATGGTCATTTCACAAAAGGGCAGGGGCGGTCAAAATCCCTACCACGGGTCCTAAAGGGTAACGGTGCCGCCCTTTCGTGTGTACTTTTGGCGAAATTGAACGGGGTATTAACCCCCTAATCGTTATATTTTTTTAGGAGATGAATTTATGGCTAAAGACGGAACTGCCCGTGGCTCGAATATCAAGGTTAATGCCGGGAGAAAATCCAAGGCTTTAGCTGAAAAAATAGCTACGGGAAATCCTGGTGGCAGAAAACTGAAGGTCATTGACCTGCCGGAGGGAGCAGAACTTGAGGGGGCAGACATTCCTGAACCAAGTGCTTACATAAAATCCAAGCAGAAAGCTGTGGGAGAGTTTGATGCGGAAAATATCTACAGATACATTTATATGTACCTTAAGGAAAAAGGCTGCGACAAACTTGTAAGCAAGCACATGGTGGAACAGTATGCAATGAGTGTATCCCGTCTGATGCAGTGTGAGGAGGCAATATCCGAATACGGATTCCTTTCCAAGCATCCGACCACGGGAGCTGCCTGTGCAAGTCCCTTTGTGGCAATGGCGCAGAACTACCAGAAACAGGTAAACACAATATGGTATCAGATTTTCCAGGTGGTCAGGGAAAACTGCTCGACAGATTTTGACCCGGATGAGGCAGACCCTATGGAGATGCTGTTACGAAGCAGGAAAGGATAATGGTTATGCAGAAATCAGATGAATTAACAGAGTTTTTGAAAACACTGAACGGGAACAAGAAGAAAATGACACAGCAGGAATACAGAACCATACGGGGACAGGCTCTGCATGGGGATGTCATTGCTGCCAGTCGGGGAATGCAGAATCTTTTGAGAAGGAGGGGCAGCCGATGAGCAGACATACAACGGAAATGAAAATGGTATCAACTGCAAAACTGATACCATATGTAAATAATGCAAGAACCCACTCGCAGGAGCAGGTCAATAAACTTCGTGGCAGCCTGCGTGAGTTTGGTTTTATCAATCCCGTTATTATAGATGCTGACTATAATGTCATAGCCGGACACGGCAGACTGATGGCGGCAAAGGAAGAGGGGATTGAGGAAGTACCATGTGTGCTTGTGGATTATCTGACAGAGGCACAGAAGAAAGCCTACATCCTTGCAGATAACCGATATGCACAGGACGCAGGCTGGGACGAGGAATTGTTAAGGCTTGAGATTGAGTCATTGGAAGGGATGGACTTTGATGTATCTCTTACGGGATTTGATGATCAGGAGATTGCAGACCTGCTTGCCGGGGATGCGGATGATGCAAAAGAAGATGATTTCGATGTGGAAGAGGAACTGCAAAAGCCGTGTTTTTCCAAGCCGGGTGACATCTGGCATATTGGAAAGCATAGGGTTATCTGCGGTGATTCCACCCTGCCGGAAACATATGAAAGACTGATGGAAGGAAAGAAGGCAAACCTTGTCTGCACCGACCCGCCATACTTTGTGGCACTTGAAAATGCATCGGGTAAGATTGCAAATGATGACCTTGATGACAAGCAGGGATACGAGTTCCTTATGAAGGCATTTGCCAATTTTAAGGAAAGCATGGCAAATGATGCATCCATTTATGTGTTCTATGCCACCATGAAAGCCCGTGTATTTTATGATGCCTATGAGGATGCAGGCTTTAAGGTTGGGGCAGGCCTGATATGGAAAAAACCAAGGGCTCCCCTTATGCGTACTGACTGGAAGTTCAACATGGAGCCAATCATCTGGGGATGGAAAAAAGACGGAAAGCATAAGTGGTATGGTGACCAGAAACAGAAATCCGTATTTGAGTTTGACGGCATTAAAAATTCAAAAGAAGACGGCTTCGGACACCCGTCAAGTAAGCCTGTGCCACTGATTGCCTATCTGATAAAACAGTGTACCCAGGCAAACAGTATTGTGCTTGACGGATTTCTTGGTTCGGCTTCCACACTCATGGCGTGTGAGCAGATGGACAGGATCTGTTATGGTGTGGAGCTGGAGCCAAAGTTTGTGGATGTTGCTGTAAACAGATACATCGAATTCAGAAACGGTGACAGCACGGATGTGTATGTCATACGAGAAGGAGAGAAAATCAGCTACGAAGATGCTGTGAAAGGATTGGAGGATGCCGATGGAACAACAGAATAATTTTTCACTGACCCTCGGCAGTCTTTTTGACGGTTCCGGGGGTTTTCCATTGGGTGGACTGCTTGCAGGAATTACACCCATATGGGCATCGGAGATTGAGCCGTTTCCCGTAAGGGTGACAACGGTTCGGTTTCCTGATATGAAACATTACGGAGATATTGCCACATTAAAAGGTTCTGAACTGGAACCCGTGGATATCATCACTTTTGGAAGCCCCTGTCAGGATATGAGCGTTGCCGGGAAGAGGAGTGGTCTTGCCGGCAGCCGTTCCAGTCTTTTTTATGAGGCAGTCAGAATTATAAGAGAAATGAGGGAAGCAACACATGGAAAATATCCAAGATACATCGTCTGGGAAAATGTCCCCGGCGCCTTCTCCTCAAACAAAGGGGAAGATTTCAGGGCAGTCCTCACGGAGGTCTGCAAAATCAAAGACGAACAGGTGTCAGTACCTAAACCTTCAAAGTGGGAGAATGCAGGACGCATCATGGGAGACGGTTACTCAGTCGCATGGAGACTCCTCGATGCTCAGTATTGGGGTGTACCCCAGAGAAGAAAACGCATCTACCTTGTCGCAGATTTTGATGGAGGGAGTGCCGGAAAAATATTATTTGAGTCAGAAGGCCTGTCTGGGTATTCTGCGGAGAGCTTCCAGTCGTGGCAAGGTACTGCCTGCCGTACTTCAGAAAGCACTGGAGAAACAGGCAGCACTGACAGCTTAATGTTTGAAAATCACTCGCAGGACAGCAGATACACGGGACCGCTTGATGTGTCACAGACCATTCTTTCCACATTTGGTACAGGTGGAAACAACCAGCCATTTGTGGTACAGCCACCAAAGACCTATGATGTGCGGTTCACATCGGAGGGTACGAGGAATGCGAGACAGAATGTGTATGAAACAGATACTTCACGCACCATAGATACGGGTGGCAATTCCCCGGATTCCAACCAGGGCGGTGTTGCCGTGGTGCAGCCGAGGGCATTTGGTGTATGCAGTAAAAACAGCAACAGCATGAAATCAGATAATCCGAACAGTGGATTTTATGAAGCAGATACTTCAAGATGTCTTGATGCCAATGGTGGTAATCCCACCTGTAATCAGGGAGGCATTGCTGTGATTGAAGGAAACGGCAGCCGACCTTCCCACAGGGGAGATGGTTATAAGGAATCCGACATCATGTACACATTAAATGCCACAGAGCAACACGCTGTTGCGTTTGCCGAAGTCCATGCAACCCTGTCTGCAAATGATGGTCCCAAGGGTCCGTCAAGTCAGATGATGAAGAACCCGGAGGAGAATTTTGTGGGTGAACCTTCATACGGCATTGGCAGACCAGCCATGAATCAGGGATACAATGCAAAGTTCAGCTTTCAGATAGAAGAGGAGGTTGAGCCGACCCTTGTGGCTGCGGGGGCAAGTGGAGTGGCACATCCTGTTTTCAGTTCTTCCAAGGCATCTTTCTTTACATCTGCCGAAGAGGAACTTGCAAATACCCTTGTGGCTACTGATTATAAGGATCCACCGATTGTGAATGACGAAGTGGAAACGGATTATATTGTCCGAAGGCTGACACCGACCGAGTGTGCAAGACTGCAGGGATTCCCGGACTGGTGGTGTGATGGTCTTGGTATTGCAGAGCCTGCTGATGAGGATATTGCCAGGTGGAGAGAGATTTTTGAAACCCATGCGAAAGCAATAGGAAAGACCACAAAACCAAAGTCGGATGCACAGATTCGGAAATGGTTAGTAAACCCGCAGAGTGATTCGGCAGAATATAAGATGTGGGGAAATGGAGTGGCACTTCCGAATGTTTATTTTGTGCTTTCGGGCATTATGTATTATGCACAATTAAATGCAGAAAAGTGAGGGATGTATTCTACACCTGCAAATCCACATAACCGTTGCTATTTCCGAGGTTTAGAGTGATATATGTAGTACACCAAAAAAAAGGAGGTAGCAACGATGCAAATTAAGTATGAAGTGAAAGGAAAAGAGAGAAAGGCATTTGTAAATGCACTGGCAGAAATCATGGAATGTCCGGTGGTTTATAAGGGAGTTCCGACCTGCAATTACGAGGTGGATTATTTTACAATCGACAGGGAAGGCACGTTGATTTTTGATGACATGGCAGACAGTGAAGAAATAGAGATGGTTCTAGAAAAACTGCTTGAAAAAGGGTACAAAGCTACAGCATCAGAATATGATGAGCCACAGCCGGATATCGAAATGGAAGAGCCGGTTGAGGATTGCCCTCCGGCATATGGAGCACCCGAGTCGATGGAACTTACCGTTACCATTCCGCTTGAAAAGGTTAATGTCGGAAACCTTACAAGCCTTCTGGAGGCAAAGGGTGACCTGATCCGAAAGGCACTGGGGATTGGGGACTTAAGATATACGATTGATGAGGAGAACATTTCCTTTCCTTGGTTTAACGAGGTCAAGCCGGATGAGGCACTTACCTATACCAAGTTCATTTCTGCAATCTGCGAAATGACGGTAAAGCAGAAGAGAATCACGGCCAAGCCAAAGGTAAACGAGAATGAGAAATACACCTTCCGATGCTTTTTGCTCCGTCTTGGATTTATCGGGGATGAGTTTAAGGCAGACAGAAAACTGCTACTTTCCAGACTGGAAGGTTCATCTGCATTCAGGAACGGACAGAAAGGGGGTGAGCAGTAATGTTTTTCCCACCGAGAGAGATTGTTGAGAAAATAAAAAAAGAGTACCCATCCGGCACAAGGGTGGAACTTGTACATATGGATGACCCGTACAGGGATATGACTCCGGGCATGAAGGGAACGGTTTCATCCGTGGATGATACAGGAACGATTCATGTTCAATGGGACGATGGCTGCCACCTTGGGATTGTGTATGGAGAGGATTCCTGCAGAAAATTGGATACAGTTAAGATTACCTGCTACGGCAAGACACAAACTTGGGATTCAAGAAAAGAGGCTGCCGATTTCTACTTGAGAGCCATTGCCGGGTCAGAAGGTAGTGAATGCGAGCGTTACACCAAGATTTACACGGAATTGCTGATGGGATTTTCTGAGTGTTCTGACGAAGAATAAGCACCATAATCTACACAAATATACGAGGGTATGTTTGTGTAGTAGTGGTATGGATAATATGTGTAAGTAGCGGTAATATGCATACTACCGAAAGGGAAAACACAAAAAACGGAGGAAACTACCATGAAGAAAATTGAACTTTTTGAGAAAGCCATCAGCGAGAAAGCAGCAAGCCTTAAGGATTACGGAATCAACGGAACAGCATTCTGGGCATACAGAAACAGCATTGAGTCAGAAAATGAATACATCGACTTTGGCGAGGTCATTTGGGACTACGACATCAAGCCGATAACCGACTGCTTTAAGGAAAACGGAATTGACGAGTTTACGATTTCAAGCACCTTCTCAAGTCTCATTCCAATCCTTGCTGCATTTGAGGCAGAAGGCTACAAGATGGCAGGGCTTACCGAGGTAAATGCAAGATACATGGATTGGGAAACAGGAAAGAGGGCAAGAATCCCGGCAATCAAAATGGCAAGAGCCTAAACTTAAAGGGAAACGGAGCCGCAAGGCTCTTTCCCTCGTTGGCATAATATACACAATTCCTGCAGATTTTACTTACACATATTTGTGTAGAATACGCCTCATATATTCGTTGCTATTATGTGTGTTTAGAGTGATATATAGTACAACGAAAACAAAGGAGGGCAAAAGCCATGACAAGATTTGAAAAAGATGTAATTGAAATTGATGAAGGAAACGAAATCGAGGTACTTAAGAGAAGAAAGGCAGAACTTGAAGACCTTTACAAAAAAGGCAGATGCGAAAAGAATGCATTCAGAAGACAGTGCATAGCACAGGAATACAACAGAAAGTTAGCTGAATACGAGCAGCTTGACGGAATGTGCTAAAACAGAAATTTTGGAACAGGGACTCTTCGGAGTCCTTTTTTCGTGGAGGTGATTATGTGAGAAAACTGAAAAAATATAAGCCGACAGAATTCATGGCAG